ATTTGTTCATCAAGTTTTTGGGATCTTTGTATTCCATCAATCCCAACATAAGGTTGTTTACTCAAGCTTTACTCCATTGGTTGTGGTGCTTGAGCCTGACTTTGCTGCATTTGCTGCATTAATGCAACTATTTCTTTTCTTTGAGACTCATCTCTTATTAAATTATCTGGAACTCCAAACTTCTTAGCAAGATAAGCAGCAGTCTCTTCACTGTTTACCAATAGCTGTAAAGTCTCAGGACCAAATGCACCTTGGGTTAATTCAAGAAATCTTGAGATAGCAGTAATATCTTGGTTAGCTTGTGCTTGTGCTAGTGGAGAAACAGACTTAACTTTTATTTCTCTACCGTTAAGAACAGGTATTTCGATGCGACCTTGCTTCTTTAAGATATGAATAACTCTTTGCAACACAGGTTGAACAAGTTCTACTTGCAATCTACCAAATGCAGATCCAATACGTCTTGATAAATCAGCCATTCGCTCTGCTATTTCTGTTGCAGATGCAGGAGTTTTATTAGGATCTCCAAGCATATCATTATACAAAGCACGTTTAATATTGTTTCTCATATCTCCCAAAACTAATTGAGCAACATCGAAGCGACCAGCAGCTTGTATAGGTTGCAATCCAGCAGATCCCATAGCTTTAGGAATTATTGTTCCAGGGACTAGGTTTATTGTATCAGGATTTATTACCCCATCATCTTCCATCTGATAAATACCAGAGATAGACATCTGAGCATTTTCTAATATTAACTCGATAGTAAGGTTAGTTGTTTTAATAGAAGACAGAGCATTGATTAATGGCCCACGCCCATACACTTCACCAGCACATTTAGACCAACGAAAACAAATAAAAGGATTAGATCCTAAACCTTCCATTTCTCTTTTAAATATTACAGATTTAGTTGTCATGCATATTGCATAATGAAAGTTTGCGGTTACGTTTGGAGATTGATAATTACGACAAACAATTTCTAATACTGTAGTTGTCTTATCTCCAGCACCCTGAACCATAGAATTTATTTCAGGAGAAAACTTAGCTTTAGGATATAGCTGTTCTAGTTGATTAAATCTTATGTTCTTACGCTCTCGAAAAACATGATCGATGCTATCATCAGGGCCAGTATCAAGTATAACATGAGGCAAAGGTATAGCTGCAAAACGTATTGGATTAATTGCATCACCTTCTTCGCAAGCTAGAATACCAGTACCTACTGCTAAGTCCATAAAAGACTCATGAACTTCTTGGGCAAAGTTAGAGTTTTGAATTACTTCAAATACATAATCAGTTACTTCATCTAACTCATTATTTACTTCTTCTCTGTTTTCTTTAGGTATTTCTGATCCTGCTGTAAGATCAGCCCATCGAGCAAAGTTAGGAACAAGGCCAGATTGTAATCTTGATGCAAACTCCTGAACGCCAACTACAGCAGTTTCATCAAATATTTTATCATCTCGTCTTTGACCTATAGTTTCGTGATAAAAACTTTCCCTTTGAGGCAGGGCATATTCATAACATTCTTCAAAGAGAGGAACAAAGTTTTCACGTTTAGCTTTAGCTTTGTCATACCTTTGAAGATAATTCTTGGCAATTTCATCCATTACATACCAAACCTTGAGAAGTATCCTTGACCTGTTTTGGCAGTAAGTAAGCTTCTTCTACCTTTGCCACCTGCACGTCTTGATCTGCGTAGAGCAGCCATGCTTTTCATTTTAGGATCATCAAAGATGTTTTCGCCTTGGCGATCTAACTGACCTTCAGTTACCGTTTGGTCAGACGGAGCCATATCAATAGCCGTTTCCAAAGAGTCTGCTTTGGCATCGGCAAGATCGGCTTGGGCTGTTTCTTTTGCAGCTTCGGCTTCCGCTTTGTTTTCTTTAAGTTGCTCATCTACTTTCGGGTCTCTTTTTCTGCCACACATTATTAGCTCCTAGTTTTTTTATCCATATGCACATAATTTAAAAAACATCAACGCACAATTACATACGCGCCCAAAATCCTTGTCTTCTTTGCTTTGGCTTATGCTTAGAAAACAAGTCAAAATTTCTATTTGCGACTACAGCTTTTGCAGGTTTCTGATTATTTAACAAGGCTCTACCTTCACCAGCACCTAGCATCATGTACTGTAACGCATCGTGAATATGAGAAAACATATTCTTATCGGGCTTATCCGCATAACGCTCACCAGATACTTCCATTCGTCTATACTGATACCCACCTTCAAAACCTTTAATAAGTTGTTGGCATCTTCTATCAATTAAAAATGCTGGCTTGCCCTCGACCATCTTAGTTAGCTGGGAAGAAACAGCTTCCAACCGAAGATCTACAGAGTTCGAAGGGGCTGGGAATGCCCTCAAACCAGCACCACGCAGAATATGGAAAGGGGTACTTTCGTCCGTCTGCGCTCTAAAATCCCCAGCAGGATCGCCATATATAAATACCTCAGATGCTTGGGAAAATCGGGAGGATATTTCCTCACGCAACACTTCGGCAAATCTAACAATCCCCATATCAAAAGCTACTATTTCAGACTGCACAAGCCAGCGGCCTCTGATTTTTTGTCCAAGAGTGGCTGCTGGAGTTAACCCAAAATCCAAACCAACGTATAGCGGTAGGCTTGCAGCTACTGCTATTTCTTCTTTGGCTATGTGTACTTCTGCAGCGAACATTGGATATATGGGCTTTCCATCTTGGATACTTCCCAATCTATTCATAACATACACATCAATCCAGCTTTTTGTTTTACCTGTTATTAAATTAGGGTAATAGCCTTTTAACATATGACTTATGTTTTCAGAGTCTTTATTAGGTTTATAGTTTACAACCTCACCATCTTCATCCCTTACTTCGAGCATTCCAGACGGTTGTTTAAAGAACTGCCAGTTATCAGGCTTAACTAACATTCGGGCCTGTTCTCTAGGAATATGATCAGGAACAGGAACTTCACCTGACATAATAGGCCACCAGTGATCTTCTTCAGGGGCATTAGTATCACATATTACCCCTGACCAACTCGGCCCACCTTCACGCATAGAAGGGAATCGACCAACACGCATAGTACACGCATCGATGATAGACTTCGGAACTTCTCTAGCTTCGTTAACCCAGACACCAGTTAACTCAAGTGATAAAAGTTTTTTGACATCTTCAGGTCTGTCTAATGCTAAGAAAATAACCTCAAGCTCTAGGTCATTCTTTTTAATGTTATGGGTATAAGGAACTGACCAAGTAAACTTTCCCCATGTTTCTTCGGGAAACCAATCAAGCCAAGTCTTTATAGTTGTTGTTCGAAGCTGTGGGTTTGTATTACGAATGATTGCCCATCGGCTTCTTCGAATACCTTTATCGTTTTTCTTTTGCATTAAGGCTCTACGAAAAACCTCAACACAACAACCAACAGATTTACCCGAACCTACTGGCCCTCGAATGCCACGAAAGAAAGTATCATCTTTCATAAAAGCCTTTAGCACATCGCCATCAGGCTTATACTTAAATTCAGTCATCTAAGACCTTTATCTACTCCAGCCTTGATCATACACTCTGCCACATCAGGACCAATATTATCAATAACATTGTCCAGCATGTAATTCGTAACGTAACTAGCACCGTGTTTTTCATCAAAGTGTTTAAAGTGTACCTTCTTAACTATCCCTCGAAGCATAGTAAGCTCCTCAGGCTTTAACGTATTTACAAAACTCACTCTTCCCAAGCCTCGTTAACTTCAGGCGTAGAAGGATCATCAGCTTTTAAAGTACCGTCTTTATTTCTTGCACGTTTCTTTTTAGGTTTAACGGCAAGATCTACCCACTCTAATCTTCGAGACTCAGATGTTCTTGTTCCACCTGTGTAAGTAGTTCCAGCAAGCTCATGAGTATCACCGTCATAAGCCTCATTACTATTTGCTATTATCCAAGGCATTACTTAGAATCCATAATTTTCTTTTGTAGATCCTTTGGCAAAGACTTTTGTTTCTTAGTTAACAAACTCTTTTTCTTTTTCTTAGGTCTTCCAACTTGAGAACCGTAGGTTCCTTTTCCCATAGGCATTTTTTTATCCTTTCCTATATGGTTTTACTTTCTTAGCAATCTTTTTCGGTTGAGCCACAAACTGCTTACCCTTTGCCTTACCCTCTCGTTTAGCTCTGGTTGTAGCTGCATATTCAGCATCACTAAGAGAAGCAATAGCTGCGCTAGGTAAGTACCGTTCACCTGTCTCACTAGACTTTTTGCCAGACTTGGTGCGCCACTTCTGCTTTCCCCAGTTTAGTAAAGATTTCTGAGACTTCTTCACTTTATCTCAAGAGCCTTTTTTAATTTATCAAGCATTTTTCTAGTCTGTTTTAAATTACTTTCATGATGGATTTTATCATCCATTTGCCTAATTCTTTCTACAGCCTCAAGAAATTCTGATTTTGTCATTGGGGGTATTTTTTTCCTTTTAAATAGTGATGCCATTATCTATAACCTCCGCCTTTCGCTTTATATTGTTTGGCAAGTAACTGTGCCTTTCGAGCAGACCACTGACCAGCAGCCGTACCTTGTACAGCCCTTGCTTTAATTCTTTGAAACAAAGTCTTTCTCATCTTAGGCTTTGTATAATTACCTGCTGCATTAACTGCCATTTTTAGTCTTCTCAAATATTAAATCCTGAACCCTAACCAACTCACTTGTTAGCTTTTTATAAATAGGATTCTTCATCATTTTATTTTCTCTTGCATCGAGGAGGGTATTCATAGTCTTACCAACAGCCTTCTTTAAAAGACTTTTATCCTTATAAATAAACCTATCGCTATCAGAACCAGCTTGTTCAGCAACACCAATACCAGATGCATCTTCCATAACCTTAATACGCTTCCTTAACGTAGAAGCCTGTTTTCTTAAATCAGATACACTTTCTGCCATTACCACTTCACCTTATGCGACCAATATCTAGCACTTAACTTACTAGGATTACTATCCTGTGCGTTATGCCTAGCGTAATAACTTCTCTTTCTTGCCTTGTCCTTTGCAGACTTAGGATTCTTTCCAGCACCCGACACTCCTTGTTGACCAAACCTAATTGTCTTCACTGTATTACCATCTTTAGCCACAACAACGTGACTCTTCGTAGGATGACTAGGAGTTCGCTTGGGTTTGTTAACACCACTAACGCCAACTCTCTTCAATAAACTTTGTACTTTATCTGGACTAGGTAAACTCATATTCGACCCTTAACATATAAAAATATTTTTTGCATCGTACTTTTTAGAAAAAAATGTTTGTGGTAGATCCCTTGCAACTTTCATGGTTACGTTTTTGACCCGCCCCCCATAGTGTGATTAATTTCTAGGTAGCACTTACGCAGGAACTGTATCTGACGTAGCGTGATGTCCCGAAGGGCATATAGCTACTCAGCATAATGTGTGCGGTAGCACTCCGTATCCCATCAGCCAAGGTCTATGCTCACTGTAATATCTCCAGCTACCTGCACCTGCGCTCTATCTATTGGCTTGAACCCTGCTCGATCCAGTATATCCTTGGCTGCTTCCAACTGTACATGCTCTGATCTAGCACCTTGAGCCAACGTCATCACCTTCGATGCTGCCATCGTAGCGTTCAATCCTAACTGATCTTGGATACGCGACATCATATACTGCTGCACATGTGGGAGCCGTATCGTTTTGCTTGCACTTACTCTTCCAGATTCACCCTGTGCGTATCCAGCGTCAGCTGCAGCTTGTCTGATCGAACATCCAGTGGCTACAAGCGTATCAACTAGCCTTGTCTGTTTTGGCGTTAGCTTACGGTTTACTAATGTATTCATCTGTTACTCCTTGATGCCCCCCTCTCCCTCTCTCCCCCCATCTATACCACGCCAAAATATACCTTTGTCAACGCACATTATGGGCCATTTCCGCGATTATTGTGTGGCCTTGCCACTCTCTTTTTTGCGGAAACCGCGTCACTCATCAAAGACAGAGCCTCGCAGAGTCTCTGCCGCCTTGCGGTGAGTACCACTTGTCCAAGGGGGATTGATCGTGCAAATCCCCCTCGCTATCGCTCACCCCAAAAGCGTTCTAGATAGGCCTCGCTAAAGCTCGGTAGATATATGAGATAGAAGAAATATGACCAACACGAAGCTCGCGTCTGGTCACCACCGTCATGGCCTATCCAGAACCCTAGGTAAATACGGACGTAGTTGCGTATTGACCTACGAACCATGGATAGTCCCTGTCGTTGTTGTCCAGCCCCTCACTTCGGGTCGGACAAATTTAAAGAAAGATAGTAATTAAACATGGAGTATAAAATTATGACAAATCTTTTTAAACATATCGTTGAAACTTACACTAACCCAACAGAGTTATATTTTAGCACAGATAATCTTACTGGAGACAGAGACGGCTGGAGACATCTTGACAGCCTAGAATATCATTGTCGCAGGAAGCTACAGAGAGAGATCGAAGATCTTGAATTCTGGATTCCGAGACAAGCAGACCGAGAGTCTAAAGCTAAGTACTGGGCTAACCTATATCGCAAACAGTACACAGGCGATGAGATCTCAACTACTAATCTTGAGGCAAGCGCCGCAAAATGGAAAGCGGAAGCTTTCGGTTTGCGAGTTATGGAATCAGAACTTGCAAAGATGCAGAAAGCTTACAAGAAACATTTCGGCATGGCTTACACCACTATATCCGATAAACCAGACGCAGAGATTCCCGAAAAGATTGCGGCAACTCTAGCAGAAATGGATGCGATAGCTTCATAACACAAGAAGCAGAAAGAAAGTTAGAGGGGTTGAGAAATCAGCCCCTCAAAAATTTCGACGCTCGCTTCGCTCGCTTGAAAGCTAGTGTCTAAACTAGCTAACCATTTGATACATGCACCAAGTTTCACCGCCCGACCTCGAGTGGGGGTGGGGTTTGAGTGTGTGTGTCAAAAACCTAATGAGAAAGTTGTAAATGAATTTGACTTTCTTTCCAATGAATTGTATAAATTGTTTTATAAGAGGAGTAACAATATGCAAGACCAAGAAACTGATATTCTATCAGCAAGAGAATCACGAATAGCGGTAGCTTTATTCGAGATCATGAAACCCCAAATTGAAAAGATGATTGATGCTAAACTTGATGGTTTCAAAGAGTCTGAGATTGATTCATTACTAAACATCAGTCTTAAAGAAGGCTTTGATATCAATGATTACACTGGTGAAATCGAAGACATCGTAGGTGATTGGGTTCGATACAATATAACCATAACTTCAACCATAGACTAGGAGGATAGCTATGTATGACAGAGACAAACAACCTGCAACAGTCAAACAACTTTGGAAGTTGAATGATGTTGCTGCAGAAATCTTTGACCTAAAAGTTAAGAAACTTAAGGTCGATGGTGAGTCACCAAAAGGTAAAGGTGACTATCTTACATCTATGATTCCAATGCCTTTGACTAAAACAAATGCTATGGAATTGATCGAAGGGATGATGGACTTGCGCGATTCATTAAGCAGTCTTGTCGATCATCTTGAAGAACATGGTTCGCCAGTAGATGTTCATGAGTTAATGGGAGTATCTAAAAATGAAATTAAGTAGACAACACTTTGAGTTTATAGCCAAAGAGATTGCACCACTATGTGATGTGTATCAGCTAGACGCTTTAACTGAGGCGGTGCGAATTGCCTCAAAGAATCCTAGGTTTGACAGTGATAAGTTCAAACGTAGAGCAAAAGAATCTTGGGATAAAGCATTCATAGACAGCGAAAGGTTTACCTGTCGTGATGAAATCCCTTATTAAAGGAAAGAGTTATGTACACTGCAATCAAACAAGCGGCTAATGAATATTTTCTCCGTGAAGAAGAGAAAGTAATGAACGATCGAACCATACATTATGGTGATGAAAGAGAAATCATGTGCGCTTTGCATTCTGCGGAGTACATGACTCTTGAAATAATTGAAATCGTTTTAAAGAAATATCCACACTTACGAAAAGTGTTAAGTGATATTGATAAAGACCTAGCTTGGAGAGAGCATAGGAAAAGAAAGTGAGGAGTGCAATTATGCAAATAACTTATGATAAAAAGCGGTACGATATGACTACCGATGATATGATGGCTTGGGGTGGATACGTTCCACTCTGGGTTATGCAATGGAATCTACATTACACAATGGGTAGTGAAGAAACTTTGTTGGATCATCTTGATAAATGCTATGCTCAAAGAGCAGGTATGCCTATCAAAGACAGACCAATGGGTGGTGAGATAGATGCCGAAGGTGTCTATCGATACCCAGAAGATGAACCAATGTATCCCTACATGACATGGGATACTCGTGAAGGTAAGGTATATTTCTATCCCTATTCTGTGATGGGAATACCTACTGGCAAAACACATTTTTCAACGAGGATGGATTAATGGGTAGAGTAAAAGATACTATGGTAACGGATGAGTTTATTACTTGTCCTGAATGTGATGGTGATGGTCACAATTATTATGAACGTCCAGTAAAACGATGGAGCGCAAGTGACATTGGTGAACTGGAAGAGTACCGCGCAGACTGTGATAACTGTGATGGTAGTGGTGAAGTCATGGCGTTAATGGAGGATGAATACGATGTCTAAGAATATTCAAACAAGTCAAATGCATAATGTCGAAAGGATTAAAATCCAAAGGCGTGTAACTGAAGCTGAAGATTCACCAACCAATGAAGAGTATTGGGTAACTGATATAATATTATATTTAGATAACAATACTTGTATTGAATACAGTTTATTCTCTGATCATAATTCTATACCAATAGATATTGATCCAACAGGTTGACAAAATAAAAGGCACTGTTGCATAAATGCAGTATGTTAATCAATTATTTTGAACAGCTACAAGCGTTGAGCAGTGGGCTAGAGATACCTCTCAAGAAAATATTTCATAAAGCAGGTATCCCTAGCTCAACATATTACCGAACAGTTAAGGGTGATACTCAACTATCTTACGATACGTCAATCAAGATAGCTAACATGATTGAGATAATTAGAACTGGTAAATGTAAACGAAGAGACAAGCGTGTGTTATGACAACGTTCTCTCACTATGTAACTGAGATAAAAGTAACAGATAGTTACGCAGATCTTATCGATCAGTTAGTGCATAGAAGAAATGAACTTGGTTATTCACAGGAAAAGTTAGCTGATCTTGTGGGTTGCGCTTCGTCTTTGATTCATAAATGGGAGCAGTACAAACGTGTGCCATCTGGTTTCATGTTAACGTGCTGGTTAGATGCACTTGGCTGTAAGATCGAAATCCGCGCGAAAGATTCTGAATAAAACTCACCATGAATGTGATGCGTGTGGTAACAGAGTAGAATATTTTGTACAAATTTTAGCGTCAATAAAGAAAGCAACTTACCATACCATATGTATAAGTTGTTATGAGGATGACAGATGGCAAACAAAAATAAGTCGAAAGGCAGTTACCATGAAAGAAAAATTACCCAGTGGCTCAACGACCAAGGCATCCAAGCAAAGAGAGTCCCCCTCTCAGGATCGCTTGGAGGAGAATGGTCAGGAGATATCCACCTCACACTGGACGGACGACATCTGGTAGGTGAAGTTAAATACAGAGACAAGTCAGGATTTCCAAGTCCATTCACGGTCTTGGATAACAGAGACATTGCGTTCTACAAAAGGCGCAGTGGCAAACCGCAAACGATAGTCATCATACCTGATGAATTGTTTGCACAACTATTAGGAGAGAGTAATGCAAGAGTTCGCAAATCAAAGTCAGATGATCAAGAAGTTTCTTGAAGAAGGTAATACCATCAGTGGTATGGTAGCGCTCGATAAGTTTGGGTGCTGGTCTTTGCCAAGAAGAATCTGTGATATAAAAGAAACTGGATTCCCAATCGAAAGCCAGTGGGTCACAACAGATTCAGGTAAACGCATCAAAGAATACTGGATGGGTAAGGATCAACAAGAATTATCTTTTTGAAAAAAACCCCTAGGTGTGATAGCCTAGGGGTCAGTGTCGATATGTAACCAGCAAAGATTACAGGAGGAGTATAACTATGCAAAAACCACATGAGTTATAATGGTATTCTACTTGATGAAGTTATGTCTTGGCAAGTACCAAATGCTCACATCAAAATAATTTTACTGATCTTAGCTGATCATACAGACTCATACGGTGTCTGTTACCCAAGCATCGAGCGGATGACTAAGCTGTCCTGCATGAGCAGGTCATCTGTCATTCGATCTATTAACTGGTTGGTAGAAAATAAAATCATAATCAGGCACAGTGGCGGCAAGGGAAGGTCATCACTGTATCAATTCTCAATAGTAAAGGAGACTGAAATGAAGAAGACTAGTGTCACACAGACACACAAAGGTAATAAGGTTATAGATATAGTAGATTATATACATCCTTCGGGTGTCTCAGAGACACTACCCTTTGATGAGTTCTGGGAATTGTACCCAAGAAAAGTTAGCAAAGGTCATGCTCGCTTGGCATTTAAGAAAGCTTGTGAGAAAGAAGAGGCTTCTGTAATACTGGTTGCTCTTCATAAGTTTATTAAAGTTATGGAAGATAAAGAAAAACAATTCATCCCTCACCCTACCACATGGCTGAATGGTGAACGGTGGGATGATGAGATCGAAGACGTTGCTCCGAAAGAAGGTACAAATACAGATCGTCTTAAAAATATTCTTCAATGGAAACCAGAAGCAATCGAGGATAAGAAATGAAATACGAAGAACGCACACGCAAAGTTGGCTCGTGGTTAGTCAAGATACTTAAAAGATATTCTCCACCTGCAACGATGGATGATGAAACACTGCGTGAAGAAATGGATTTGATTGTCAAAGACATCAATAAAAATATCCCATCACAGTTTGAAGATGTGGACTTCGATCAAACCTTGGGAAAGATAGACGGTCACGTTCGCGCCATACAGAGCGGACGGACGTGGCCGACTATCAAGACTTTCATAACAGCAACCAAGGAAGCAGTGAACGAATACTCCAGAGCTATTACAGTTCCGAAGGTAACATCGACCACGACAAATGATCGAAGCTCAATGATAATAATAAATAGAATTATTGATGGTGAGGAAATTCCTGATTACCTATTGAATCCCGACTCACCATATCGACAACAACTTATATCAACTGGTTTATTATCTGATAAAGATTTTGAGAAATACCTTGCACCTATAAACAGATAATGATAAGTAAACTTAGGAGGATTTACTATGCAAAGACAAGGGTTTATTGGTGGCAGTGATGCAACTACCATCATGCAATTCAAGTGGTACGATTTATGGTTGGTGAAAACTGGCAGAGCAGAATCAGAAAATCTGTCTGACAACATAGCTGTGCAGCTTGGATCTCATACAGAAAATTTCAATATCAAATGGTTTGAGAAATCTACTGGATGTTTTGTTCCATTAACTAGTCAGCAAAAACAATTTAAAAAGACTGTTGGTGTTGTACCATTAGTAGGTACTGTTGATGGTATAGTTGCAAGTAAAGATGCTTTACCATCTATTATTGAAGCCAAACATACTAATCCATTTAATGATATGAATGATATGATCGAACGATACATGCCACAGATACAATTATACTGTCACATATCTGGTGCAGTAGGATGTCATTTGTCTGTAATATTTGGTAACAGTAAGTGGCAAAGTTCATTTGTTCATAGAGATATAGATTACTTTAATAAGATGATGGTCTTTATCAATGACTTTTGGTGGCACGTTATCAATGACAAAGAACCTGTTGGTATAGATACGCCAGAAGATATCAGTATCAATCACATACCTGTTGATAACATGGTTGTTCGAGACGCCAGTATGGACAATGCATTTGTTGATGCATCGATCACATACATCAATGGCCTTGAGCAAAACAAAGTATTTGAGAACGCCAAGAAAGATCTCAAGAATATGGTAGGTAGTAATGAACGTGAAGTGTTTTGTGATTACCTAACAATCAGACGCGATAAACGCGGTTCACTCAGAATTTCAAAGAGGAGTAAGAAAGATGAGTAATATGAAAATATGGGACAAGCTTGCCCCGACTGATCCAAAGTATCTAAAGCCAGTATCATTTGGTTCCAGATCTTTTTCAGCTATTGATCCACAGTATCAAGTTATGAAGATGACTGAACAGTTTGG